AACCATGATGTTAGGTTTGTGGTCCGATGATAATCTCGTCGTTCAACAAATAGGACACAATCATCCCCATTGTTAGCTAACCGAAATTTGGTGATATTCGCTCCATCACAATAACTATAGATCATCGCACACATGAGTAAGCAATTCCCAAGACCAGTGTTCATGTCTCCAGACATACGTCCACCAATTATCTTGAATTTCGCCACTCCATCTGGACAACGTGCGAATCCCTTATTGACCAGCTGCATTCGCAAAAGCGCTGCCAAATTTGCACACTTATAATAAAACTTATTATAAAATGAGTGCTCATATTGGAGTGCTTCAGCACTAACATGCTGATCAAACCGGGACGCATCTAGCGGTATAGCTATCGGATCATCAAAAGCATCCCAATGTGCACGCATCTGTGACCCAGATGCCTGCGCGTTGAGACCTTTGAAAATGGTCACTGCGCCGAAGACAGTATTCACGACCTCATAAATTTTCTTCTCAATCCTCTTTATGTAAGGACCTAACTTGACGTGATAACGCGGGCTACGTGGAGATATCCCGCGTGGTGCTGGATCTTTCTTCTTGGAAAAGTTAACCTTTTCACACTTAACAAAGAAGCTGATGTACGAATCACGGACACTAAACTCTTTGTATTTTAAGGATTTAAAAGCGGATTCATAAGCAGTCCTTCTACGGCCGGAGTAACTATCCAGAAACTGTTTTTCTGTTAGTGGGGCGGTATATTGAACATGCTTAAAGAATTCGCTCCTAAACTTGTCACACTTCTCGTCAAAGATCGACGGTCTAATCGGTTTTTGTACTTCCTGAAAACCACTATCAGTTTTTACAAAAAACAACCTTTCCTTAATAGCACGCACGACAGTCGCAATATTACTATTGTGTGTACGATAGATGGTGTTGGGTGAGAGATCCCAAAACCAATAATTCTTACGTACTTTCGGTTTACCCTGTAAAGTTTGTACCTGCAGATTAGGGTGGTCGGGAGCCTCAGAAACTTCTGAGTCCACCCCAGGTACCTTTACAAGGCCCCCTCAGGACACTGCTGCCCTGGGAAGGTACCTTTTGGTACCAAACCAGTTTAGCAGGGTTGGCTTATCACGAACATACATAGGTTCGTTTGTAAGTCGCTCCAACATCCTGTAGTGGTCCGTCAACGCATAGGTATCAGCATTAAGTTCTTCAATTGTTTTCACAAAAGAGAAGTGTAACGCTAATGGGAGGATTGTTGCAATGTCTCGTCTCCGGACATTATAAGCAATCATCTCCCGTCGCAACCAATCCTTAACAACCATCTCAGTAGCGAGATCTCTGCCATAGATCGGTAGAAACATCCTTGCATCTCTAGCAAACCGTTTTGCGAGTCGGACTGAAGCAGCTGCGTCCACTAGTGATCGAACTGTGTGATCTGATAAGTCTTGTCTTTCCTCATCTTCACTGGGTTCTTCAATCACTAGCTGTTGCTTCTCTTCAGTCACCACGACTCTATTTTTGAACCAACGTTGCCAAAACATTTGTAAAGAATTTATGATCATATTGAGGAAGCCAACTAGGTAACCCCAATCAGCACTCTCATAGCGCATTTCTGCCAATACCCCCGCCAGCGGTTTGTTGGCACCAGTTCTTATATTTTGATATCCGTTGTTCATGGGTG